CAGAATCTAGTCCAAAGCTTAATCAATGAACAGATTAAGATGTATGGGGTGGATGTCTATTATATCCCTAGAAGATATATGACCAAGACTACTGTAATACAGGAAGTCATAGAGTCTAAGTTTGAAGAAGCAATTCCACTAGAGGCATATGTAGATACCTTTGATGGTTATGAAGGACAAGGTTCTCTTCTATCAAAGTTTGGTGTTCAGGCACTTGATGATCTAACTCTTATTATATCAAGAGATAGGTTTGAGAATTATATTACACCACTTATTAAGAATATACCAAACATAGAATTAGCAACTAGACCTAAGGAAGGAGACTTAATATACTTCCCACTAGGAGATAGGTTATTTGAGATTAAGTTTGTAGAGCATGAGAAACCATTCTATCAGTTAAAGAAGAATTATGTTTTTGAACTCAAATGTGAACTTTACAGATATGAGGATTCTGTTGTTGATACAGGAGTGGGTGACATTGATGATAACCTAGAGAAAGCAGGTTATATTGAGACACTTACTTTAGTGGCATCAGGAACTCCTGCAGTGCTTGCAACTGGATTGGTTGATGGTGCAGTATCCTTTGTTACTATCTCTAACAGAGGAGAAGATTATACTAGTCTTCCTAGAGTTGCTATTTCATCTGCTCCATCTGGAGGAGTGACTGCTATAGGTATAGCATCTATGACAGATGATATAGTTGATTATGATGGAGTTAAGTCTTCTAAGATACAACGCATTGATATCATTAATCCAGGTTCTGGATATACAGTAGCACCAAGTATAGTGGTAGTAGGTGGTGGTGGAGCTGGTTTTGCTGCTACTGCCACTATCAGTGATGGAGCGATTGGAATAGTCACAATTACATCAGGAGGTACTGGATACTCCACAGTTCCTACAATCACCTTTACAGGAGCACCTGGCACAGGTACAACAGCAACTGCAGTTGCATATGTAGGTAGTGGTAATACTGTAGGTATTGTTACTCAAATTGGAATCACTAATGCTGGTGCTGGATATACTGTTGCTCCTACTGCAACAATCACTACACCATACACAGGTGGTGCAGGTAACTATATCTTTAATGAAGTTGTTACTGGTGCAGCAAGCAGTGCTACTGGTAGAGTTAAGTCTTGGGATGCATCTACTATGGAACTCAATGTTTCTATTACTACAGGAGCATTTACAGTTGGAGAAGTTATAACAGGAAGCACATCAGGTGCAACATATGAGTATCAGATAGTTGCTGCTACAAATGCTGAAGATGGATATGCAGAAAATACACCAATACAGAGTGCTGCTGATGATATAATTGACTTCACTGAAACCAACCCATTTGGGATGCCATAAATAATACACTAGGATTGTAACAATGTTTGAATATTTCTATCACGAAATAATGAGGAGGACCATTATTTCCTTTGGTTCTATCTTTAATAACGTTAATATACAGCATACTAATAGCGATGATTCTGTAGTTAGCACTACCAAGGTTCCCTTGGCATATGGACCTACTCAAAAATTCTTAGCAAGATTGGAGCAAGTACCTGATCTAAACAGACCAGTTCAAATCAGTCTTCCTAGAATGTCTTTTGAATTGAATGGTCTTAACTATGATCCTTCTAGAAAATCTACAACTACACAGACATTTTTAAAGGGTGTAAAAGGTGATAAGAGTACAATAGCAAAAACATATCTCCCTGTACCATATAATCTTGATTTTGAACTTAGTATCTTTACTAAGTTGAATGATGATATGCTCCAGATAGTAGAGCAAATCCTCCCATACTTTCAACCTGCATATACTGTATCAGTAGACCTAGTTGATACTATTGGAGAGAAGAGAGATATTCCTATTGTATTAAATTCAATAACCACTAGTGATGATTATGAGAGTGACTTCTCCACTAGAAGGGCATTAATCTATACCATGAGATTTACTGCCAAGACATACTTCTTTGGACCAGTCAATACAGATGTATCCAAGGATATCATCAAAAAGGCTTCTATTGGATATGTTGCTGGTGGTAAGACAGCTACTCCAACTAGGGAAGTTACTTACAGTGTTGTACCTAGAGCAACCAAGGCATATGGTGATACAGTTACTACTAACTTAAGTGAAAATATAGATGATAGTATTGCTATTATTAATGTGACAAGTGCTAGTGGTATTGAAGCAACCAATTACATATACATAGATCAGGAGGAAATGTATGTTGAATCCATTTCTGGAACAGCACTAACTGTTAGAAGGGGTCAAGACAATACTGCTGCTACAGACCATGTAAATGGAGCAGAAGTTAAAGTCATCACAACTACAGATAATGCTGCTATAGAATTTGGAGATGACTTTGGTTTTGATGGAACTATCTAATGACTAAAAAATTTGAAGAACTTGATGATGCTTTTAATGTCTCTGGAGATATAGTTTCTACAGAATCAGCTGAAGTAGGAATTACTAAACCAGAGAAACATGAAAGAACTGATATTGAAAGAGACTATGAATATACAAGAGGTAATCTTTATAGTATTATAGAGAAAGGACAAGAAGCAATTGATGGTATTCTTGAACTTGCTCAAGAGAGTGAAATGCCTAGAGCATATGAAGTTGCTGGTCAATTAATCAAGAGTGTATCTGATGCTACTGATAAGTTAATGGACTTACAGAAGAAGTTGAAAGATGTAGAAGAAGAGAAAGCATCTAAAGGACCTAATACAGTTAATAATTCACTTTTTGTTGGTTCTACAGCAGAGTTGGCAAAGATGCTCAAGTCTGTTAATCTTGAAGATAATAAATAAAATATAGGGAGAGAAATCCCGCAGTATTTTGATACTCATAACATGTCTGACGACTATAAAAATTTGCCATCGATTGACGACTTTGCAGAAAGTTCTGAAGAACTTCCGTCAATTACAGAATTACTAGAAGAAGAAGATTTACCATCAGTAGAAGGTTATATTGAAGTAGAAGAAGAAGTACAAACTATAGAAGATGCTAATGGAGAAGTATTTGCTGAAGTAAAGGATATAGTTCCACCTTGGCCTGAGTTATTACGTCTAGTCAATGATCTTAAAGAGAGTATTCCTGAGATACCTGAGATAAAGTCATATGATGATGAACTACAAGAACTCTTAGCACATATAGAGGAAGTAAAAGAAAGCATTCCAGAAGTTCCTGAAGTAAGATACTATGAAGATGATATAGAATCACTTAAAGAAAATATAGAAGGTGTAAGAGCAGATATACCTAAGTTTCCTAAGTGGATTAATGAAGTAAATGAGGTTCCTGATTTCTCTTGGATTGGTAAAACTTTTAGCGTTATTGAAACTGACTTTGCTAAAGTAGATGATAACTTACATACTCTTAAAGATACATTCAATCAAGATATTGAAAATCTTATAGAAAATATTGATATTAAAGATTTTAATAAAAAAGTTGAAATTAAAGAAGTAAAAGATTATCTAAATGAAACTAAGGATAAGATATATGAGGAGTTGAAAGAAACTGCTCTTAAGATATATGAGTATAGAAATCAATTTAAAGATGATGATAGGAAGTTAAAGAAGAGTGTATTAAGTAAACTAAATGAAGCAAAGCAGAATATTGAAAAGAGAATAGATGAGTCTAATAATAAACATCATGAGACTCATGGCGAACTTAAGAACTATTATAATAAATTACAATTGAAAGTTGATGGTCTTCCTAAGGTAAAATACTATGATGAAGATGTTAAAAAATTAAGAGATAAATCAGAAACTCATACCATTAATATTGCAGACCTTTATAAGATTGTTGAGGATATAAAAGGTAAGCAAGAAATATTAAAAGAAGACTATGCTAAGTACGCTGATGGTACAGATCCTGCAAGACCTATTGCTCCTGATCCTAAAGAGAAGCAAGGTGATGACCCTCTTACTCCTACAGGAAATCAAAAGTTTGCTACACTACAAGATTTAGCAGCAAACTACAGACTATTTGTTAATAGAGTAGAGCAACAGTTATATACCATTGGTGGAGGTGGTGCAGGATTCATCAAAGACCTTGATGATGTAAGTTTTGATGCTACAAATAATGACTTATTAATATATCAATCTGATACTTCTAAGTGGGTTGGTATTGCTAGTACTGCTCTTTCAGGATCTCCTTCTGAATTGGCAGAATTTTGTGAAGGAACAAATCTTACACTACAGAATCTTGTTGTAAGTGGTATCACAACTCAAGAAAATATAAAGAATTTAGATTCTATTGGTATTATTACTGGTAGAAAGGATATGAATATCCTTGGGAATGCCACCATAGTTGGTATTCTTACTGTAGGATCTTCATCTATTACTATAGATGGTGATGCTAATAAACTAAATGTTGGAACTGGAATTACTATAAATGCTGCTACAAATACAATTGAAGTTGGTGGTAGTAAAGTTGCTGATGGTAGTGGTAATGCTAATTTTGTAGGAGTTGTAACTGCCACTGCTTTTGATACATCTATTGGAGAAATAAGAGGAATTTCTACAACAGTTACTTCTACTAGTGGTGTGGTTATTCTTGGACTTACCACTGCTTATAGATCTGCCAATTATCAAATACAAGCAACTCAAGGTTCTAATTATAATATGACTAATATTAATGTTATTCATGATGGAACTAATACATATATGAATGAATTTGGAACTATTAATGTGCCAACAGGAATAGCAACTTACAATACAGATATTAATAGTGGTAAGTTAAGACTTATAGGATATCCAGCATCTAGTAGTTCTACTACCTTTAAAGTCTTCTCAACCGCAATAGATCGCTAAATATTAGAGTAAATGATGAATTATCATAATGATTTCCTTTCAAGAGGCTACTAAGTTACGAGCTGGACTAGGAAATGTAATTGACGTTTATTTGGCTTGGAGAGGCAAAAATTACATGATAAAAATGTTTTTCCCTTCAATCAAAAAACCATCACGCAGAGAAGTTCAGGATCAAGTGGTAAAAGTGTATCCTGGCGCAAAACTCTGGAATTACCAAGTTTCAAAACATGAACCAGGAGAACCACTCCTCCAAAT